CCCTTCTATCTTCTCTTCTGAGACAACGGAGTGGTCAAACTCTTGAGACTCCCCCTCTTTCTCTTTCCGCTTGAGTGGCTTAGAAACCTCTTCGCCACAAGAAATGGATAGGGTTAAAAGAATAAGAATAAGGTGTCTCATGAGTTGTTCCTTTCAAGACAAATGAGTAGATAAGGACTAGGGCTTTGTAACCAAAACCTGTTATATGTCAACTACTACTTACCTTAAAAACCTTACGCCCCTCAGATACCGTCTATGGGATGCCTAAACGCGTACTCTCGCCTCTTCTGATACTCAAGAAATGCCCTAGTCACCTCTACCATGTCCCTGTATTCCCAAACCACATCTTGAGTGGGGTCTCCCTCAATACCCAGACCCTCCTCGTCAGGGTCGGGGAGGTCAGTTAAGACTTTTGCGAGGATATGAGTTTCCCCCTGTGCTAAGGCTTTAACTACCCTGTGACAACCATCCACAATCTTACCCTCATGCACTAAGATAGGGTAAGAGAGATCCGCTGATAGACATCTATCTATATGCTGAGAGAGATGAGTTCGACCCCAACTCCAAGAGTCAAGGAAACCCGCAGGGATCTCCCAACACGACGTTTTGAGATGCTTAGAAAGACCCCACAGAGTCTCCACACTCCAAGAGAGACGCAAATCTCCTTTGACTGTACTGTACGTGTGGCTCATGCTAATAACCACCCGTGTTAAACCAGCCTTTACCCTTCAAGATGAAGGCACTCTTGCTGATAAGCCTCTCTACCTCTTCGCGGTTGCACTTTGGGCAAGGTGGGTGAGGAGCACTCATTTTATGTAGGGCTTCAAACTCATGTTCACACTCTTCATTTTTACATCGGTAGTTATACGTCGGCATCGGGCTTACCTTTCTGTCGTTTCTCTTCTCGGGCAATCTTCTCTATCATACCTCTCAACTGCTCCAATTCTCTCTCTACCTTCTTCACTTTAAAAAAAAGGTCGTTATTGTCCCAAACAGAGCCCTTGTTCTTATAAGACTTGACGAAAGACCGTAAGTCCCTCAAGGACTGCGACAACCTATTTATGTCAGAAACATTGTTCAATAAGGAGCGGTTCATATGCAAACACCTTCCACTTTAAAATATACAGCGAGCAAGCTCATAAAGATATTTATCAAATCAGCTTCTCAGACAGAATTGAGTATCTCCTCAATGCCTGTTCACATAGCTTACCAGAAAGATGGTCTAGCTGTACTCGATACTTTGGTAGACCCCGATTGGCTTAGTGCCATTAACAAATTGTATCCTAATAGAATGTTCTTGTGGTACTACCGCCAAGAGTGGGATCAGATAATCTGCCACATCTTTGAAAGCGAATACGATTACCCCATCACATTCTCCCTTGATGGGAAAGACCCCATCAGCTCAGACCCCATAGAAATAGATTTCTTCGAGGTCAACCCTGATCTTGCCTCCTGTAAATTTGTGAGGGTTCACTAGTTTATATATGGTGAGACTTCTAAAAAAAAGGAGTATTCGCATGGCTAGAACAGACCAAGATAAAAAAGAGATCTTCCGAAAGTGGAATGAACTCATCAATATGAACCAGAAGTCCCTAGATAGCTGGGCTAAAGACGAAGACCGCCTTCTAGCCTCCATTAACAGGTCAGAGGCAAAACAAGAGGGGGGCATTCAATCAGGATATGACTCCTTCCATAGGATCAAGAGAAGAAAAGGGAAGAAGTTCGAGGATTGGACAAGCCAAGACTTTGACAATGCTAGTCAAGAGATCGGGTTCAATAGTCGAATGATCGGCGGTAAACCAGGTGACACCGTGGAGGAGTCTGGGATGTCTAAGTGGGAGATCTCCCTCAAGAATTGGGGCCACGACCCTAGCCTCAAGTCTAGTCCAGCACACAGTAAGTGGAAGTCTTGGAAGCAGAAGCACGCGAGTGTAGAAGCAATCAATAAAGAGTTCCAGAAGAGTGCTCTGATTCGAGTCGCTCGGAAAATTGAGGTCAAGAGACAGGTAATCGCCTCAATGGAAGAGACCGAGAAGAAGTCTCTTATTAAGAGGTTTCTGGGGTGGCTTGTGCTTAAGCTTAAAAAGTTCGGACGAGAACTACCAAAGCAACTCTTCATACCTGAGATCCAAGCGGTAATCAGAGACCTTATTAAAACATCTCAGGACAAGGTACAAGTGCCTATACCTAAGACAACCTCTGAAAAAGCTCTGTTCAAAGCGTCTAAGGTCTTAGGTATCAACAGACTCATAGCAAACGTCAGAGACATCTATGTTGCTGACACAGCAGAGTCTTTTGACAATTTATCAAAAGTAGCAGGTGGAAGTCTCTATGATGAGATCATAGAGAAGATGACTTATGCCGAAAGTGACCTTCTCGAATCTAAAGCTGGCTTAAGTGAAGAACTCATCGCTATCAGAGAGGATATGAGTAAGAAGAGTCCTTGGTATAACAGCAAGCTCGACAATGCGATTGAATACCTCAAAACTAGAATAGGCTATCTCTATAACAGAGCCGCTTATTATGGCACTGTAGGTAATATCTTGTACAGAAAAGCTGTCATCAAGTTGGCAAGGACTTATGAGTCTCTGATGTTCAAGCTCTCAGAGGTAAAAGACTCTAAGATATACGGAGTCAAGCTCCTGATGATCGCTGTCAAAGTTGGAGCCATCGCTGCCGTCTACGGCCTACTTTGGAAAAAGATGACCTTGTGGCAGGCTTCTAAATACTTTTTTGCATCAGGAAAGGCTTCTTTGGGCCTTATAATAGTCAAGCAGATTATCCCTACCTTCCTAGCTACAGGCAGTTTTAAAGTAACGGCTTCAAGTGTTAGGAAAGCGGGTATCATGTTAGGCGTTATACCTCTGCATGTCTTCAATAAGTTCCTAGACTTAGCTGATTTCTTAGCCTATCTAGCTAAGACAGGATATGGTTGGGTCGTAGACAGATTGAAAGCTGGCTGGGATAAGCTCCCCAGCCTCCAAAGAACAGCCACTGAAGAAATCAGAGCCATCTTAAGAAGAGCTCACGAAGATCCTATATACAAGAGACAACTTCTACTTGAATACAAAATGGAGCTCCGTAAGTGTCTGTAAACCCCTCCTACTTCTTACCCATACTAGGGCTCCTAGTCTCCTGTGTTATCTTCTGGTACAAAGGTAATGCAAAGACCCTCTACGGTCTTGAGTGGTCACCTTTCAGATGGTGGTTGACGACTAGCCTGATCACTAGCTATATGACCCTCCACGCATGGTGGAAGCTCGTAGAGCTCGGTGACGTATGGAAAGCAGGAGTCATCTGGGGCATGTGTAGCATCACCATTGATCTCGCACTGAATACTTGGTATTACGGGTTCAATTGGAAGGGCATACTCGCTCTCTGTCTCGTCGCAATCGCCGCCCTGATCGTTCATAGTTGATATATTGAAACCTTTCTCAAAACAGAGAGGTTTCAATATGAAAAAAGACATAAAAGAGAAGAAGCTACTCGCCTTTGAGAGAAAAGCCACCGCGTCTTTTAGGGCGGTCGCACGCAAGGTCTTTAAGCACAGACTTAAGGCGAAGGAGGAGTACCCTCGAAGAGATAGGGCTTCTTTGGATAAGAGATACAAATTCCTTGTCCGACTCCTAGACTCTGATCCTCAGGTTGCCCAATTTATGGATCAGTTCATCGGAGATAAAGAAGCAAATCCTAAGTCGAAAAAAAGGAGGCGAGAGACCGTGAAGATCTTCGCCTCTTACTTGCTTAACAGAGTCACCCTGAAAGATGCCTCAACTCTGTTTTACCCTATAGCTCAAGAGTCTTTCAGTGTAGTGGAACTCAGCAAGAGACAAAACAAAGTCAAAAGCACATTCCCTGCCGAGATCCAAGCTTTCCTCCCTAAGTCTATTGTGATTGACACGGACAAAAACAAGTACATCACTAATATAAATGACCTGTTCGTGAATGAGAAGTACGACCTGTCAGAGAAGATAAAGGTTCAAAGAAAGCTGATTCTCAAATACAACACCATTGTTAAAAAAATAAAGAAAGACCTGAAGTCTCCAGATGAGATTACGAAGCTGGCCGCCCTTATCACCTCGATAATCATGGAGACAGGTATACGACCTGGCAAGATAGGCAACCGTACAATACGTGTCATGGAAGATAAAGAAGTTGAAGTAGAAACCTTCGGTGCAGTGTCCCTCAACTCTGAACACGTCCGCTTCATAAGAGAAGACTTCGCGGAGCTCAACTTTGTGGGCAAGAAAGGCGGGACAAACATCGCTAACATTAGAGACAGGCACGTCCTATCTATCTTGCAAGGGTATATAGATAACGCCTTCACCAGAGGGTCTAAGTACATATTCACCACGTCGAGCGGTGAGCAGTTTGATTACAAACATCTATCAGCATACTTCAATAAGAACTTCAAAGGCTTCAAGGTCACGGATCTCAGAAAGCTCAAGGCAACCCGAGCGGTGTTCGACTCCTTGCAAGAAGAGAAAGACGCCCTCTACGCAAGAATAAGAGAGATCGCAGAACCCGAAGTTGAGAAACTCAAGCAACTTGTCATTCAAGAAGTTGTGGAGACGATTAACCTCGCCCATGAGAAAGCTCAGGCCGCCCTCAGCCATATGGACTCCTCTACTACACAAGACGCTTACATCAACCCTCAAGTCCTACTTAGGTTCTTGAGTACAGCGAAGGTAGAGAGTCCCTTCAGAGATTACGTCCTTAAAGGAAAGACAAAGCTAGAGTTCGACCCACTCATGTTCGTCAGAGAGGCCGAAAAGATGAGGCCTTCCAAAAAGGCTAGTGCTTGGATGAAACCTAAGCGTCTCAGGAAAAGGCACTTTCCTAGTCACCTTGTCGGCGTTCAACACTAATAAACCCAAGAAGAAGGTCGTGAGAGATCTGAAGGAAAGCAGACCCTTTTTGTGGGAACCGCGTTTCTAAGAGAGCCCTTACCAGAGTGATTCTTTAATGGTGATTAAACCAAAAGGGCTTTAATAGACCGACCCTCATGCTGTACATCCCATTCTTCTCTCAAGACCCGCCTTGATTTGATCCACTGTGCCAGCCTCTCCACAGTGTCTGGATCTAAAGCCGACACTTGGAAGACTTCGATGGGGGGTAGGTCTGCGACCTCCTCTTTCGGTTTCTCTACCTCAATAGGCTTCTGCCCCCCAAAGATTTTGACCAACTCATCGTCGCCCTCTCCCTGCTCGATGTCTTTGAGATCATAAGGGACAGTCCAAGTCTTACCGAGTTCCACATCGACGAGGAGAGGGATAGGCCAATTCATCTTTTGAATGACTGTGTTCTTGGTCATCAGGTTAGAGATGACTTCAATGGCTTCTTTGAGGATGTCCTTGTGGATCTCAAAAACAATCTCGTCATGCACTGTGAGGATCATAAGGAGTTTCTTTTGCCAACCCATCTCAAGAACCTTGTCATAGATTAGTGCCATAGCCAGCTTAGTTACGTCTGCTGATGTTCCTTGAATAGGTCCGTTGAGAGCCTTGCGTTCATCTTTCGACTTGAAGCGGTACTCGTCAGACTTGATATCAGGGAGTGGCTGTATTCTACCCATTGCAGTTTTCACATAACCATGAGCTCTCGCAAACTCATGTTGACGCTTCCACCATCTGATGAGACCCGAATATGTCTTTGTGAAGACTCGGTACTTCTCGTCTCCCTCTTTCGCACCACAACCGATAGATCGCTGTACTGCCTTCCCTGTGCCTCCATAACAAAGGGCGAAGTTACACGCTTTACCGTTGCCTCGCAGAACCTTCCAATCCTCTCTCTGCTTTGCACTATCGCCATAGAAGGCAACTGCCGTACCTGTATGGAGATCCCCGATCTTATCTGACCCGCAGGTGCAGATTGACGGGGGAGGCAGAGGGAATCCATCTTCACCCTCTGTCATTTCATAAGCCTTGCCACAGTCACTACAGGAGTAGAATGCGTTGACCCATTTGGGTTCTCTGCTCAAGTTGGTCACAAGCCTAAGCTCCACGCCCGCATAGTCAACGGCGGCGAGCCAGAAGTCTTTATCGCGTACTGTGATGCAGTCCCTCATAAGTCTAATGCAGTCAGGCTTACTCTTGTCATAGGTAGCTGGGATACCCTGAAAAGGAACTCGACATCCGCCATCTCTCACTTTCCAAGGCTGTTTGTTTGTCTTACAAGAAAACCTGCCCGTATCAGCAGACATCTGGTCAAACTTAGGCTTCAGAGTCCCGTCAACACCTACATCCTCGACAAAAGGAATCAGGTATTGGCCAAGAGCTTTAGCTAGATTTCGGAAGGACTTTATCTTCCCCATGAAAGGGAAGTCTTTGGATGCGTTCTCTACTACAGATTCGAGAATGTCCCTAGCTGTTGCGACTTGCCCAGATTTCTCCGTAACGGTTAGACCTGGAACACTCATCTCTCTGAAAAGGAGACCTAGTTGCTGGGGGCTTAAGATGTCATAAACTGAGGGGAATTCAATGTCCTCTAGCCCTTCTGCTTTCCTTCTTGGGTCTGAACTCAAGCGAGGGACTTCTTTACGGATCTTCACTTGAGAATCAGGGTAGTTGCGAAGAGCTTCCTTTCTCGCCTCATCTACTCGAGTCTTGTAACTCATGCCTTCTACTTCCATAGGGTCAAACAAGTTAACACCTTTGATCTCACCCTTAAGAATACGGAGGTAGTTCGGTGTAATGTCACGACCCAAGATATCATTTGCACCGCCGTAGACCTCAAGAAGAGAATTAAACCATAACTTTTGCCCCTCCTGACAGAAGGTAAGGGCTCTCTTCCTATCGACGTAGACTCTGTTTCTCATCATCCATCGAGTAGCTACTAGGACTTTCTTTTCAAGTGTATAGATGAAAGAAGAATGGTGCACCGCCTCCGTGTACTCTTTGTTGAGTATTTCAAAAATACCCACAGTGTTCATAGCGTCAGCAGCGGCATATAAAACACAAGCTGACCAACTAGGATCTAACTTAGAGTAATCTTTTACATTGCTCTTTGGGATGAGGTCTTCTAACTCAATCATCTCCCTCTTGAGTATCCCTTTTGACATCTGCTTCAGACCACGTCCGCCCTTTTCTCTAGGGTTTAGCAAGTACTTCAAGATCTTAGTGTCATGCCATAGTCGAGGAGTATTCCACCTCTCCGCACCAAGAGCGTCAACGTAGCCGTTAAACTCAAGGAACTCCATGTCAAAACCTGCATTCTGTAAGACAGGCTGTGCTTTAACAGACACATCAAAGAGCCTCTTTAATGCACCACCCATGAGTCTCCAAGAAATATTGTGACTTGACCCCTCACTGTGAGTTAAAGGGAAATAATAGCCCTTGTCCTTGCTTGGAGCTAGGCAGATGCCTACGATCTTATCTTTGGTAACCCCGTCAAAGACCCTCTGATCTAAGCCCGTTGTTTCCACATCAAGACCATAGAAGTCTGAATTAATGCATTCCTCGATGCACCCCTCAAGGTTATCTGTCGTCCCCAAGATGAGTTCGCAATCACTCATCCACTCTTTAGGCTCAATCTTTGGCCTGCGGAGTCCTTCAAGCATATCTGTAAACATGTGTTTCCTTAATGTCGGTTTGTTATCCCTCTCTTATAGATTACAGCCCAGACATTAATATAAACTTGTCACCTTGATCTGCGAAACCGTTCTATCTCTTCTCGGTCACTAGGACTTTCAAGATCCTCGAAGTTAACACTTTGCTCTTCTTGAATCTTATCTTCAAGCTTGGAGGTCAATTCATACAAGAACTTCACAGGTGTGAGCACCGCTTTGAAGATAAATAGCGGGAACTTGATGAAAACAAACCCTAAGAAGGAGGCAAAGACTGACGGCAACGAATCCGCAATTATAAGGAAAAAAATGTAGCCCATTCCAAAAATACAAATACAAGCAATAACTAGGACAGCAAAGCCGAAGGTGGACGCCGTGAGCCAAGCTAATGTCTTAATCAGCCAAGCGGGAGCCCCAAGGAAAGTCAAAAAGCTGGCCTTTTTACTTAGTGTATCCTCATTTAAGAGACCTCTCGCAATCTCTTCTCTGTTTTCAAAAATATCAACGAGCTGATTGAATTGGTTCTTATGGGGCTTGGAAGAGATTTTATCTAAGACGATGTCTCTCGACCTTATGACCTTACGGTTCTTGGCCTGCTTGATTACATTAGCTAGACCAACTTCGCGGATCGCACTCTTGATAACGGACGCTTCTTTTTTGTGTTTCTTCAAAGCACCCGCAACCAAACTATTGAATGAGGCGACTTTATGCCTCCTCACAACTCTTTGTACGGCTAACTTTCTATTCATATCACACCTCTTTCTGTTATAGTCACCTGCAGTGTACGATAGAAAAGTTATTAAGGAGATCGACAATGCCAGAATTAAGTTTTAACTATGTAACATACGGACTTCTGAGCTTTTTCATGTTGTCCGTAGGAGGCAACGCTTGGACTGTGTACAAGACCACAAAGATGGAGAGTACTATACAGGAACAACTAAGTGGGAAGCTCGCGAAGACCGCAAAAGATATCGCATCTCTGAATGAGAGCGTTGGGACAATAACGTCTAAGATGGTCAAAAGATCAGAACTCGACAGCTTTGCGGACGAAATCATAGGGGGTCTCGGCGAGAAAACTCAATCCTCCATAAGAAGTTATATGGGTAAGACAGGAGCTCGTATAGATGATATCAGTACGAGATTCGTTAAGATGGAAGGGGACTTAGATAAAGGTACCGCAAGGATCGGGAGTAGGACAACTAGGGCAAGAGATCCTAAACCTAAGCCTCCTGAAAGCTGGAAAGGTGTCACCCGTGACGACCAACACAAATGCGAAGACCACCCAGAGAGATGTGAGCCATTTCAGTTCACATGGGAATCCCCATTCTCCATAAACGGCAGACCTATCTATACGTTCTCTAGTGAGAACCTATGGGAAAAGCGAGGCAAGGTCTCTCTTAATCTAGCTTTCAAGGTAGTTGCGATGACCTTCAGAGAAGGAGATCGCCTTGGAGACGGAGCCGTTCAAAATCAAGGCGTTCACGTCATGGCAGGATACATCAGCCCTAAAGGGGGTTTTATCCCTATACCTGGATTAGAGAGTAAACTCCTCAGAGGCGACAGTAACCTCGACCCCAGATTGAAATACGTACCGAAAGTAGATGCTGGAAGAGAGCGACTTGGCTTGAGTTTATTCGAGCCGAGTCTCTTGGTCGGGTCTACATATCAAGGAGGGGGCTTTGGGCTGTCTGTGGGGGGGAGCTTTGTGAACTTCTATAAGGGTGACTACAGAATAGGAGCAAACCTTGTTTTAACTGAAGACACCCCCTATCTCGGGGCGAATGTAACATGGCACCCTAGAATCGCAGGTAAGAATCTCAACATCGCACCAAGTCTAGGGTGGGTCATAGATAAAGAGGGGGGCAACACTTGGTCTCTGGGAGTCCACTTTCAAGTGTGGTGAACCTTCCTCTTCAAGTATTTCTCAAAGCACCTCCTGTCTTTAGGGTGAAGCTCTAGTTCGAGCACCTCTGGAATTGAAATCCACATATAATCACTGTGTTCACGGTCTAGTTGAGGCTTAAACTCCATTCCAACCTCGCCTATGAACATAGTGTAGAACCTGCTCTCAGTGTGGTCTGTGACTCTTATGAAGGGAACTGATATCCCTATCTCCTCTTCTGTCTCTCTAATTGCTGTCTCATAAGCACTTTCATCTTTCTCCGAAGTACCTCCTGGGAAGTCCCAATACCCAGAGAAAGGGTCTTCCTTGTAATGAGCCCTTTTTAAAACAAGGGTCTTCTTACCGCACACAACCATAATCCCAGCTCCCATATCGTATGTCTCCATTCTTTTTCTTCTTTGTTCGAGTCATCAATGTTGGACAACAGTATAAGAAGATCGTTATCAAAGGAATGGGAAAAATAAAGAAAACGGAACTCAGATCTTATAAGTAAGTGGTCTTATTAGATCTGGCATACGATTGTTTACAAAGTGTGAAACACGAACAAGGATTAACATGAATATTAAAGAAACGGCAGTTAACGTCTTCTCACGGAGACACACCCCAGATTCCCCTCTCAGCCACTCAACTCTCGAACATGAAAAAGTCGCTGAGCTACTTCGGGTCGCGTCCTCAATCCGAGATGGTTATGAGCCAGATAACTATGATAGTGGAGGTCGAGCCATTGTTGCCACACTCCCTTCTGAATACAATGAGCACTTCTTCAGCGGAGTCGCCATTGTCGAAGAGGGAGAAGAAGTACTTGAGGGGTTCAGGTCGAGAGTAGAGGGAGAATTGCCTCGACCCTACCGCGAGGTAATCCGAACCCAGAAGCCGAGTGCGAAGGCAGTAGAGCTTATCTTCTACAACTCAAAAGCACTAGCCTTAACAGGGAGTAATGAGCTTCCTATAGACGACGCGAATTGGGAGCTCGTCTCAATTAATGCGTATCCCGATACCAACAACACATTCCCCCCAATCCAACCATACGCTTTAAAAGCGAACTACTATGGACTCGACGGCGGGACACCTACAAACTACACCGAAGAAGATTTTTTGGATCTCCTCACGGTATCAGAAGCCTATTGGCATAACAAGGCTATGATTCGAGTCGAGCCTTGATGATGCCCTGCTATTCGAGGCTCGTAGTTACACACCCCTCTCATATTTGATGACCTCATCAACTAGGCCGAAATCAAGACACTTCTTAGGGTTCATGTATAGATCTCTCTTAAGGAGAGACTTAAGCTCTTTCTTTTTGATGTTTGTGTGCTTGAGGTAAATAGACTCTAGCATCTCCATCAAAGAGTCCATAGACTCCTTTTCGTCAGAGAGATTCTCGTAAGTACCCCAGACACCCGTGCTCACTTGGTGAATAAGCATGAAGCTGTGTTCTGTGATATGCCTTCGAGCCCCCACGCAAGACAAGACAGTCGCTGCGGACGCGGCAGAACCTTCCACATAAGTAAAAACGGGTACTTCAGACTCTAGTATATGACTCGCTCCCGCGAGACCACTAAAGACACACCCGCCAGGTGAGTTGATGTGAAGGTGGATAGCTGGGACACTAGGGAGGCTGAGGTCGGTCATAAGATTAATGATCTGCTGACCGACTGACCTAATAGCAATACCCATGTCCATGATAGACTTAGGTGTGATCGCTTGATAAAGGTAAATATGGTTCTCACAAACTGTAATATCCCCATAATAAGGAGATCCGTCTGTGGCCATAGGCTGACGTGAAGTAGGGGAGTTCTCGCCCTCATAAATTCTTCTGTTGGCTCTCATTACAAGTCTTCCTCTCGAATTACATAGTAGCCCTCTAGCCAAGCTGTGACTATCGGTCTGAAGTTTTCGTCGGAGACGGGGCTGAAGCAACTCGGCATCTTCCGATTCCCCATCTGGCAATTTTTGGAGTCATACGAGATGCAAAAATATCTCTCACTACACTCTTTGGGCGAGGAAATCTTCTTTAGGCAACCTTTAGGGTCGCGAACACCAGAGTTCATGAAAGGGGTGCAGTCACCTCGCGTAGCCCTATCGAGGATAGGGTCTGCCACTTGAGGGATGAGGAGAGCTTCCTCTCTCAAAGAAACAGACTCGAAGACTCCCCAACTCGTAGAGCTTGGAAGGATCTTGCCTATCTTGACCTCGCCCCACACAGGGTCTTCAAGGTGCAGGAATATTATTCCATCTCGTCTAAATATCATATAAGCTCCTCAATATACGATGAGCCTATAAAAGGGATACAAGATGGAAATGGAACTCATAGGGCAGGGGTGTGAGGCATCTTACAACTACTACGTCCAACCTTACGAAGAGCAATTCGCGAAAATACTTTTAGACAACAATGACCTAGAGGCCATTAAGGAAAGGGCGAAGAGCATCGTACTGAAGAAAGGAGGCGAATCTCAAAACATTGGGGACACAACATCTTTGCTAAAAAGATGGGTGACAGGATGGTGCGGTGAGAGAGTAGTAGAGAAACACTTGGGGTTAAAGTTCATGGATCTGACAATAGGTGAGTCATATGACTACAACCAACCAGATCTATTGAGAGCAGGATACTCTGTCGGAGTTAAAACTTGTAACGTAAAAGACTTCCCTCTGATGAAGCCCCCATCACCGAGTCACCTAAACCAACCTCAGATCTTTGTGGTCAAGGTCAGTAAAAGTGAATACTACGTGGCTGGCTTGGGGGACTATTCCGTAGTTAATAACCCCAAGAACTTTACGCCCTTTTTAGTCAGATCGAGTGCGATTCGACATAAGAGAGCGTTCTACAGGTTCGATCTGCTTAAACATGACTTCGATATAGAGGACTTGCTAAATTTTAGGGCTGACTCTATCAGATAACCCACAGTATCCTTCATGCTGTTTGTTATTGTGTACGAAGACCTCAAGAGCCTCTGGTTCACCTATTAGGTAAACCTTCTCTTTGGCTCTTGTGATCGCGGTGTACAACAGGGATCTCTTCAGAAGGTTAGGGCTGTGGCTGGAGGACAAAGGCATGAAGATAACTTCGTACTCCAGCCCTTGACTCTTATGCACAGTGGTAGCGTATGCCAGCCTCAAGAGCTTACTTATCCTGTCTCTAGGTATAGAGATGAGAGAGTCCCGAACGCCCTTTATAGAGACTTCCACATGATGCTTGCTAATGCGAGAGATCGTGCCAACATCTCCATTGAAGACTTCAAGGTCGTAGTCATTCTTAGTGATCATTACCCGATCTCCCTCTCTGAGAGTGTTCTTCCCTATCTTAACACACACCCCTCCGATGTCGGGGTTAAGGGCGGAGCGGAGCTCCCTATTAAGATTAGTCACCCCAAGAGTTCCATGATGTGTCGGACTCATCACATGGAATTCCACCCCATCCATCTGTAGACTCTTACACTTCTCTACCAGAGTAGAGAGCACATCAACTTCTTGGTCAAGAGAGACTACCTCAAATTCAGTGTTCGACTCTGGGACAATACCGCGATGCACTTCGTGAGCCGCCTTTGTAACACCCGAACCCTCTCCTTGCCTGAAAACCTCTGTGAGGTGCGTGCGAGGAACGCCACTATTAATAAGCTCAAATAATATAAAACCTGCCCCTACAGGAGGGAGCTGAGCAATATCCCCCACTAAAATGACCCTACAGTACTCTGAAATACCATTCATGATTCGCCACATCAGGTGAAGGTCTACCATTGAGCTCTCGTCTACAATAACAACGGATTCTGTTCGAGGGTTGTTAGCATTGTAACTCCAAGTAGTTAGGCGTGGATCACTCAGCTTCTTCTCTCGCTTCTCCTCCTCTTGCTGAACTCCCTCGTAGCTGGACTTCTGTTCTTTTTCTTTCGCACTCGGCTGACCCGCACCGAACGCTCTGTGGATCGTATAGGATTTTACACCTGTGAGCGAGTTGGCTCTCTTCGCCGCTATTCCTGTTGGGGCAATCAGCAAGATGTCCTCCCCTTCATCTTGAAGGATCTTACATAATGTAGACAGGATCGTAGTCTTACCTGTACCTGGCAACCCTGTAACGATTGAGAGTGGCTCTCGTATGCCTTGTTGAATGGCCTTTATCTGGGTGTCTGTAAGCTCGTACCTTGTGTATGATCGAATGGTCTCTTCTGAGACATCCCCCGCCAAATCCCTAGAGAGCTTCTCTTTCAACCTCTCGGCCACCCCAGACTCCATGCTATGATAAGGAGGCAAGTAGACCGCGTTAGATCCTCTTATCTTCTCGATAACTAGTCTAGGTCTCTTCGCTAACATCATATTCGAGATTGCCGACTTGATCTCAGAAGGATCGGTAATGCCTGTCAAGAGAGAGACATCTCGGAAAACGGTGTCTGCATTAAGGAAGCAGTGGCCATTCAAGAAACCTTGAGATAGCGACCAATAAACACAAGCCTCCACTCTGTGCGGGTTCTTCCTGTCGAAGTCAGAGACTAAGATAGATCTTGCTATAGCATCCACATCCTTAAAAGAAACGCCTGACTCCACTAAGATCCAAGGATTCTCCCGTAAGAACTTCGGGTTCTGGGAGATCTCTTTCCAGAGTTCATTCAGTACGTGGACGGATACACCTGAGTCCATTAGATCACCAAGCAAAGCGACCGATTCTGTCATAGATGCAGATGTCCACTCAGACCAACTTGTCAGAGCTGTACCTTTCAGCCATTTTGGGTTCACAGGACTCTTAACCACATTAAAGATCATCTTGCCATTCTTGTCCTGCTTCCTTTTACCTTGAAAGGTGAATACGGAGCCTCGGTCAACAGGGCCAGGCACATTACCTTTGACCACGATTGTTTCTGAACCTACCTCAGATGCAACAAGGCATCTGAGGATATAGTATGGTGGATTGGCAAAGATCTGCCCTAGTACTTTTGCTGAGTGATACATTAGTTATCCCTTTGTAGTGTTTTCTTAACTCGTTAAATATATAGTTTACAGTTGAAGGGAGGCACACCTAAGCAAAGCCCGCACTCTCTAAGTTTCGCATATGTCATTTTATTCCCTCTGTCTCGTGTCCCTTTATTATAATATAGAGGAATACAAGACAGGAGAAAATTAATGATATGTGAGAAATGTAATGGGTTCGGATATATACAAGTAGACGACGGCTTTAATGGTATGCCGAGAGCAATCCAATGCGAGTGTGTTCTGAACAAAGCATTGAAAGTGCAGGCAGAGAAGGCTTGGTCAAACTTAGGGCTTGTTCCTGTGAAGGAGTCTTCTCTCCTAGACGGAAAGGACAGACAGAATCTCCTCATCTCCTCAGACCGAGATATGTTAAGGGTACACTTGAGAACAGCCTTCGCTAACACCAAAAACCCAAGCCTCTTTATGAAAGTGGTAGGAGACCACACGCTCATGAGTGCATGGTTGGGCGGTCTTCATGCTCAAGGCCTTGCTGTGGCAGACCCTGACTTCCAAAGACACCTTAAAGTATATAGCTTAGAGGATCTTGCTGAGTCTCCCCATTTACTTATTGTGAGACTCGGCACTAAGATGGCTCGCAACTCCGCGATGCCAGAGGTGCTTGTCGAGACGATTGAGATGAGAGAACACCTCAACAGGGCAACATGGCTCGTAGAAGAGCCGACCAAGCCCCTTGAGGAGGGTCACTTAAGCTGGAGTTCTACCCTTCAGGAAATGATTCAAGGATGGTCTAGAGTCAGGATTGAGACCAAAGTCATGAGGAGAAGCAATGCCACAGAAACAGGAAAAGTGACCTCGAATATCGGATCACACAAGAGGATTAAATTATGAGTCTACTGAGAAGCATTATCCCATCTACATCAAGCGGAGACGACACTAACTTGATGTATCAGAACTACCTCGCTCTGAGAGAGTCAATCTTCAAGTTTGATATACCTTCAGAGGTAAACATCTATGAGTATATTCGCGAGTTCACCCAGAGACACGGACACCTCCCAAATCTGAAGAGCATCCACGACCATTTCGAGCAAGGTCAAAACTTTGATGAGGCTGATCGCATTCAACAAATCAGCACTAAGAGTGTGTCTTACAGAGGCGACTTCATCTCACTCATCGAGAAGACCGTAGAAGAGGCACGGGTTATGTCTCTTGCTTCAGCTCTCTCGGATGCTAAGACCATCGCAAGGTCTGGCCTTGAAGTCAAAGACGGGAGAATAAAGAAGCTCCTTAAGGGTGCCAGAGATGCGAGCAATCATCTCCTTACTCAGATCTCAAAGATCAATACCCCGACCTTCGGTTCAAGAATCGGAGGGGACGCGATGGTGGACGAAGAGGACTTCTGGGAGGAATTCGAGAAAGCTAAACACCGAGAGCTAGATGTTAGACCTATCACAGGACACTCGGTGATCGACAACGCTCTCGGAGGATTCAAAAAGAAAGAACTCTACATCCTCGCGGCTTACACAGGACACCTTAAGTCTACGACCTCACTTAATTGGGCATACAACCAAGCAATATATGGAGGGACAAGTACGCTCTACTTCTCCCTAGAGATGCACTACCCCCAATGTCGGAGAATGATCTATGTGTATCACTCTATGCACCCTAAGTTTAGAGCAAAGAGGATAGCATTAGGACTCCAAGCAGGTCAGACAGATGCCTGTATAGACCCAAAAAAGATCAGGGAGGGGACACTTTCTGAAGATGAGGTTGAGTTCCTCAAAGAAGTCACCAAAGACCTTCACGATGGCGTAAAAGAAGGAAAGTACGGGTCACTTCGGTTTGAAGTAGCTGACCCTAATGTAATGGACACCACTGTCGAAGACATCAGAACTAGAGCAGAGGCCATAGCACAATCAGAACCTTTCAAAATGCTTGTGGTAGACCATGCCCTACTCGTCTCCTCAAGAAGGTGGGTTGCTTCTACTACAGAGCGTCTGAATGAGGTGATACGAGACTTAAAAAAGATGTCTCTAGGTTTCAACCGAGGAGAAGGCATACCCGTTCTTTGCCTATTCCAAATCAGTCGCGAAGGATTTAAGGCGGCGGAGAAGAATGGTGGGAAGTACAATCTAACTCACTTGTCTTATGCAAATGAGGCGGAGAGGTCTGCGGACGTAGTTATCTGCTCTTGGTTCGGTGATGACCAGAGGGAGAAGTCTCAGGTTCTCTACCAATGCCTGAAGTCTAGAGATCAAGCTCCTTTCGAGAACTTTGAAGCTCAGATCAATTGGCCTGCGGGAAGAACTTTAGATATG